ACTACTTGATGCGGAGACTTTTGCAGTTTCTCAATTGTTGGAGCATCGCAACACGTCGCCACTAGCAACAATCGCAACGGCACTGGGCAACATTGCTGGCAAGCCATACGGTTTGTCGCCAAAGCAATATGTCGAGCATTACGAAGCGATGGGGCTTGTATGGGATAAGAAAAAATCATCGTTTAGTATTGGCAAGGATGCTAATTTTGCCGAGGCTCCGGTAGGTTACTGGGTAGGAATGGAACGCCCAGTGAATAATGAGTCTGATAGTGAAAAGGCAACAAAGGCATTCGCACGAATTGCCAAGTCTGAACTAACACTGACTCAGGCTATCGCACTGTTGCAAAATGCCTACCAGACTGATCTTAAAGTAGCAGCATAGCATCATACTCAGCCCATGCTAGTATATGGTGGGCTGGACTATGGTTCTATTTCAATACCAGCGTTTCTCTCCGGCGCTGGGAACCATCCTTGCCACGATGTAAAACTTGCTCGATGCGTCCTGAGTATGACGAGAAAAACTGCTCACGATTTTAGCGGCAGGGCGGGACAAGTATGACTGTAAATCATATTCCTCTGGACTCCTAGGCTGTTTGCCGTGGCTCTGGTGTGACTTGATGGATCACTACCCACGAACTGCTGCGCGTCCTTGACATGACGTTAAACTGGCATGCCTGAGTATGGCGTTAAACTGCTACCCTTACGCTGGCGGGGAGTTGCAAATCTCCAAAGGTATTGGGTCTATCGCCCTGAGCATGGCGTTAAACTGCTCATTTTTTGTTTAACAAACGAGGGTAAGTGTATGATCTTAACTGACACAAGCGGGAAACGATGGAAGCTTTATGAGCGGTTGAGCGGTTGGAGGTATCAGATATATCCAAACCACTCACAATTGAATATCGGCAAAGAAGACGGCGATTGTCCGACTACTGCCCTAACAATACCTGATCATATTGCAGATAGATGGGTAGCAGGTGAAGTGAGAGTCAAAGTTAACTAACGAGGGTAAGTGTATGAACTTAAAAGGTTTGTCAGACTCACAAGTCCGTGAGTTCGGTTTGAGATATTGGGGAAAAGCAAATAAATCTCAAGGGAGTGTTGCAAAAGATTATTTTATTAGGCAGGGTATGGCTTGCCAACTTGAACTTGAACGGCGACACAATTGGAGGAAGGTAAGTTAATGGATATACATTGCAGATACTGCGGCGAGCCGTGGGATAACGACGAATTGCATGACATGGAATCACATATGGGTGAGGCCATGACGTACTTACAGGCAGCAGAGCGATTCAAGGCGCTGGGCTGTAACGCTTTCAGGCCAACTACAGGTAGGCTTCGTGAATTAGCTGGACTACCTCCAAAGCCTAGGCACTGTACCGCAGAGCCAATCTTACCGGCTGAGATGCTGCGGCATGTTGCAGACTCTCAGGACATGTCGGATTATCCCGACGAGTGGCATAGTCCTGAGGATATTGAGTTTATGTTAGAAATAGCAGAGGAAATGTTCGGATGATATTTAAAGAATTAGACCTTGACGAGATCAAAAGTTTTAAGGACTGGGCTTGGGATTTTTACAAGGCCGGTGATCCTATTGATGAACTCTGGCACCCAGTTATTCAGGCTGAGTGTCAGAAGATAAACTCAATCATAAACCAGTGCGAGCAATACGACCATTACGTGGCAACCTTGGAGGATTACGAGTGAAACTACTAGACACGACAGGCGGCAACGCCAAGCTAAAAAAGAGCGACAAGAGTAGCCAAGAATACCGGCTCGCAGGTTTATCACTCATGCCCGATGACATACTCTGTCCCTATCGGAACGTGGCAGGCTGCGCTAAGTCTTGCCTAGAGTCGGCAGGCATGGGCGTATTCTCAAACGTCAAGGCTGGCAGGCAACGCAAGTCTGATTGGTGGCACAGTGAGCGGGCTGGGTTCTTGGATCAGTTACGCAAAGAACTTGGCAACTTCGACAAGCTTTGCAAGCGGCAGGGAGTCAAGGCGGCAGTGCGTCTAAATGTATTGTCGGACATACCTTGGGAAAAGCATGGGATACCGCAGGAGTTTCCCGATATTTTCTTCTATGACTACACCAAGAATGCGTCAAGGCTGGGCAAGACTCCGTCTAACTATGAGTTGATGTTCTCCTATAGTAACGAGCCGGACTATCAGAAGCATGTCGCTAAGGCTTGGCATACCAATGCGCCTATATCGGTGGTGTTCCGTGGCGGTATGCCAGAGTATTACAAGGGGCGTAGGGTCATTGATGGCGATGCCTCAGACCTTGTAAACGTCAAGGCTGGTAAGGTTGTTGTCGGGTTGGTAGCCAAGGGCAAGGCCAAGAAGGATGACGGCAACTTTGTGGTAGATACTAATCTAATCGCAATAGCATAAGTTAACTATGTCAGTGCAGGTAACGAGGGCCTACGCTGGCAACCAAAACCCCTCGCATCCTGAGCATGATGTAAAACGGCTCAACGAGGAAAAAGAAAATGGCTAAAGTAAAATACTTTAAAGTAAGTTCAACCGAAGCGCCTAAGCGTAATACTCAACCGCATTCCACGTGGGGTTCCCTAATAGGGGGCATGAAGCGTGGTCAGTGGATGTATGTACCTGCGGAAAAGCGAGCCTGTGCAGCGGCTGCGGCAAACAAGTATTGCAGAGGACGTTACACAATGTTCAAGGTGCCTGAAGGTTTTTGCTTTCAAATTATTAAGTAAGGAAGTGTAATGAATATACATCACGTAAGTAAGGCGACGATCAAGCGCCGTTCAGATAAGGGCTGGACTACTATGAAAGTAGTCACTAAATGCCCAACCGTTGAGATATCTCGGGAAAGCGCCGAGGCTATCGCTGAAGAGGTAGGCATCGATTTCCGGAAGGTTTACGACGTTCTGCATCTGCTCAACTGGGATCACGGTTTTGTTCAGGAAGAGGTGACGCTTTTCCATGACAAAGATAAAGACTTAAACTTGGAGATTTCATAATGTCGGTAATATCACTGTTTCAAAACAACTCAGGCGTAGATATGCTACGTGACTCAGGCTATGGCGGTGCGGATTTCAAAGTCCTCAAAGCACCCATGACCTACTCGGATACCTTTGGAAGGACTCACAAGGTAGATGGTAAGGATATGTACTACCGTGAGGATACGGGCCAACAGCTAGCCATCCACGGCAAGCGTTACAATGCTGTTCAGCATACCAAGATGATCGACACAAGCCGTAACATCTTGGAGCGTAGCAGCCTGAACCTTAACGATGTCCGAGAGGATATACAGGTAGGCTCCGATGGTGCTATGTGTTTTGTAAAGCATACCCTGCCTGATCATATCATTGAGACGCCTGACGGTGATACGGCCTGCATGACCATGCTGCACATCAACTCATTCAACGGGGTCTGGTCTTACCAAGGCTCCGCTGGTGTGTTGCAGTCTGCATGTACAAACTCGCAGGTCTTTGTCGGTGGTGCCGCTACCATCTATAAGGCTCGGCATACAAATGCCCTGAACGTAGAGCATGGTGCCCGTCTTCTCAATGGTATCTTAGGTATCATGGATCAGCAGAATAATATCTGGGCTGAGTGGGCCAAGCGTGAGTGCGGTAACCGTGAGGCATTCAAGCACATCGCAGAGGCTGCGGGTTCTAAGATTGCTTTGCAGATGCTACACGATGGTGAGCGTATCCCTGAGATAATCATGTACGGTAAGGTCAATGCCAACGATGGTCTGATGTACATGTGGACAAAGTACCAAGAGCATTACAGTCGTAAGTTGGGTGAGAATTACTGGTCAGTTTACAATGTAATGACTGACTGGTCTTCACATCATGTCGGTAGACGTCGTAAGAATGCTGTTGATATTCCCGTTGCACAACTCAAGAAGTCCGAGAAGGTGCAAGAGATTATCACTAAGGCTTTCCCGATTGCAGCCTAACCCTCCGGCACCTGAGCATGTGTATAAACTGCTCACTTAATAAAACCCCCGGTAATGGAAGATGGATATATGGATAATAGAATTAAAAATTTGTTTGGTATCACTGAAGATGGTTACTATGATCTTCGGTTTAATCTTAATGAGTCTAGTGTACATACTGCTCTAGGTGGTGATGATTTACATGTTCTTTATTTTGATTCTGATGATGGCTGTGCTTTATTCTCTACTCCTTGTGAGATCTTTGAGGAGTCTGGAATTAAATTTGAATTAATTGATTGTAAATACTGTGACATAGCCCTTTCAGACCTACAGTTTATTTATAAAATATTTAAATCTTTTTCTGCGGAGAACACTGATGTCCACTAAAAAAATTCTTGTCGAAGTAGCTCTTACAGTTGAAGAGAATGTTGACTCTGAAGATGTAGTTTGTTGCTGTGACTACTCATTTACAGATTATGACAACAGGATAATCTCTACTGAAATTAGAGGCTACACTGAAGTTTTTCCTAATGGTCAGATTACTGAGGATGTTTAATGATGGATACTATAGATATATTTGTCGATCACTTTGTGATTCACTCTGATAGCCGAGAGGCTCTAATTCTTAATGGTAGTGTTGATACTTTTAAAAGTAACTTGCGTGAGCTTGTTTCTTCTGAGGTTAGAAACGTGCTACTTGAGCGTGTGAGTTTGATAGATGATGAGATCACACTTACCGAACCTCACCGGCATGTAAGTCCTCAACAAAAACTACTTAAAACTTACAGGAAAGCTTTGATGGACGTACACAACTCAATGCTTTTTAATTAATAAGTACAGCCCTCTCCGTATACCCGTAACGTTAAGGAATTAAATGAATATATTCTACATAGACCCATGCCCTGTAAAGGCTGCACAAATGCAGTGCGATAAGCATGTGGTCAAGATGGTTTTAGAATCTGCACAAATGCTCTGTGCTGCTCATCACATTGAGGGTGATGGTAATGTACCTTACAAATTGGCTCACAAGAATCACCCCAGTACCGTTTGGGTAAGGGATAGTGCGCCTAATTATAGGTGGCTTTACAGGCATTTTGAGGCCCTCTCAGAGGAGTATACCGATAGGTATGGTAAGGTACATCTTACGTGGGAAAAGTGCCGAGAGCCTCTTAGACACCCTCCTACAGCCCTATCCAGTCCTGAGCTAGGGTGGAAAGATCATACACCACCACCTCAGTGTATGCCTGATGAGTGCAAGCGTGAGACTTCACTGGCTGGGTACACTGAATATTATTTTAATTACAAACCAAAGGTTATTGATATGCGTTTCCGAGGAGTTAAGTATGAGTGATTTATTTTACAGGGCTGTTCGTGGTCAAGAGTACCTTGATGAGTTTTACCCTGAGCGTAACTGGCCTTTGCAATGTAGCCGTCAGCCTAGACCACACGTCATAGAGACTGTGAAGTTGTTGCGGAAAGGTCATGCCCCTTTAGAGATATCTAATCTTTTAGGTATATCTTATTCATCAGTCAAGTCAACCGCACGCAGGTGTAATCTACATGAAGAATATAATTGATATGTGTAACCACATCCTTGGGTTCAGTGAGTGTTACTTTGAGACTGGGATTGTAACACCTGTTGTACGCGAGGATGCCTTACGCCTGTGTCTTAAACATGGTGATGACTTCTGCATAGGGTTCGTTGCTATCTACCTTGAGGTACAGAATCAGGAGTATCAAAAATTCTCTTGACACCGTTCTTGACTAGCTGTACAATCCCTTTCAAGGTTTTAAGGAGATATAAAAATGAGTTATGTAGATTCTAGAATGGAGTTCTGTAGTGAGGTTGATGATTGGTGGTGTCAGTTGTTTGCTCTACGTATAGGAACAAGCCCACCCTCAGGGAGATTAAAGATTAAGTTTATATCTTTTGTTGAAGATCGTTGCTCTGAGGTAGGTTCTTGGAGGATACTTGACGATGATCT